GTAACGAAGCCTACCATCTTTGTGGACAATGATCCGAAATCGTGGCGTGTCGTGAATAGCCAGAGGACGGATGCGACCGAGAGCTTTAGTTACCATTATCTGCTCCTGCATTAGGGCGTTTGTTAGAAATAGTCTAGCACGTAGGACATGGGCTGTCCAGATGTTAGCTGGAACTTCCTTCAGTCTTCTTGTCTGCCTTGTTTCGTTTCCTCGGTCTACTACGAGAGGAGCCACTGCGATCTCCTCTGCTGACGTTATTTTGAGCCACGCCGTTCGTGGCAGCATTCGTTTGCGAGGGATCGACCTTATTCAGCTTCTGGTAGCCTCCCTGGGACTTGATGATCTTATCGATGCGAAGGGCGTCTCTGGGTTTAAGGCCAAGAATGATGGTCATGTAGTCCAGAGGCTGCATGAAATGAATACAACCAGAGGCAACATACTGACTCAGGGCCTGGGTCCACTTGAGAGCAAGGTTAGCCTTGTCTTCATCCGTAATGGCGTTGAGATCACCCCATTCGATGAAGTATCTCCCGTTCTTTGGCGGACGCATGACGCCAATGGCAATCATACGATCAATGAAGGCTCGAATGAGTCGTGGCTCAGTAAACCTCTTGTTTCTCCTGGCAAGTCGTTGATTCCAGGTTACTTTATCCTGCGATGAAGCCAATCGTCCCTCTTCAGAGCCCAAGAAGATCCGCAGTGGAACACCGTAATGTGCAGCAATCGCCTGCATCTGAATATGCACATGCTTGGACGGATCGGCAACCTGTGGAGCCAGAGAGGTGACTTTTATGCCGACAGTATCCAGATACCGTTGCAACCCGTTGGAGTACCTCTCGATCATTTCCTTGAACTGGCTCGAATCGAACTCTGGTTGGTCTTCGACCAGTCGAGGATCAACTTCAAAAGATAGTCCGGGAAAGGCTCCCTTCCAGAACATCTCAGCCGATCCTCCCTTGATCTTCCGCAGATCAAGTAGGCGATTAAAAACGGGCTGCTGACGAGGAGTACCAAAAGTTCGACCACTCTGCAAGTTGTCAGCAACATGAACAATCCTCGTCCAGTTTACATGGCGGTTGAGTCTAGAGCCCACACCGGCACCGGCTGCATCAATAGTCATATCCAGGAAAACTAGACTGTAATCTACCGGCATACCGAAGCGTGGATTGTTTTCATTGGTTTCAAATCTGTGAATGAAGCTCAGGTACTCGTCAAATGGCCTGACGTAGAGAAGCTCCCGCTTTTTCTTGCTTACCGATCGCAGCTTTCCGGCCAGAAGATCCGGCTCATTGATGGGTACTTCCAGGTTACTGCCCATGTCATCGGCCACGCCAATCAGCAATGAGCCATAATGACCAACACCAGCTTGTTTGTCCATCTGGTAGAGAAGCTGGAGAATGTCATGGTCTTCACAAATTTTCTTCCAGTCCTCTTCGAATGGCGTTTCCTCATCTTCATTGTCTGTCTCAAATACGTCCGGATCGGAGGCCCATGACTCATCGGGGTAGATGTCAACCACTCGTCTGGCCATGTCGTCGCGATCGTACATATATCTGTACATGATCGGTGTGATGAACTTAGGATAACCGCATTCTCGATCGATATGATGGCGTGGGTCGATTATGGAGTCAAAGTCGAGATAGGCGTATCGTGGAAGTAGGAATTGCCTCAGCGTACTGGAGAACGCCGAACAGTCGTCTACAGAATTGAAGATAAGATCCGCATTATGAGTCATGCTGCCGTTCAAGTTCAGACCGTTTAGTCCTCCCTTCTGTTTCATGATGGTGATACTGTTCTCGATAACGCTACTAGCAGCAGCAGGACCGACGCTGTTCAGGATGAACCTGTCATATTGCGTGCCAGTCAGCGGCTCTTCTTCACCTTGAACCGCTTTCGTTACCTTGTCTACGAGTGCCATCCGCAGTTGGCTCATCTTCTGAGACAGACCGCTGTTGTTTAGGGCGTTTGCAAGTTCCTGTCGATTCATTACTTCCTCACCCGAAGGAGTCTGATCTTTGTCTTCTTGCTGCCGTCATCCTTCTCGCCATGATGCCAGGTTGAGGTTCCGTAGAGTATCTTACCCTTTTTACGCAGATGATACCAGTTGAAACCAAAGTCGATACTCTGTTGTAATTCTAACCACGGCCCGTCCTTCTTCCACTTCCAAGCAAAGGGAATAGCAGGATCGTTGCCCATATTCACCAGTCCCGAATTATCCACCTTGAAGGTGATCTGGTAGAGTTCTGTTCCATCCTGCTCAAATATCCATGTGCCCATTAGGTCATTTTCGGTGGCGGCTTTATCTCTACTAACTGGAAAAGGAGCAAGGAATAGCATGACAATCACTACTTTGTTAAGCATAGGTAAGAACTGCTCCGATCTTCTTACGAGGTTTGGTCAGGCTAGAGAACATTCCAGAGGTAGCATCGACTTGATCCTTATACTTGCTACGTGGGAAAAATCGATGCTCCAGAATCCATTCCCTGTTCCAGACTGCTGTCAGAAGAATAACGTTTCCCATATTGACGTGGGCACTAAACGGGTCAGCTCGCAGTTCCTTGTCGCCAGTGGCCTTGATCATGCCAGCACTATAGCCAGCCAGGGTAAGGCGTTTTACAGTCCCTTCTGCCGATTCCTTACCACCAGAACCGGGTTCCTGCTCAACCATCTGCCGAACATCTCTACCGTCCTTCTGGGCTGTCTCTAGAATAATCCGTTCCCTAGTGCCAGAATCCCACTGGCCACGAATGATGTCTGTCACCCAGACTTTATCATCGTGAGCAAGTCCTCCTTTGGCTCCAACCGTAAATGCCCCACCCCCAGAAGTGCCTGCCTTATCCCAGAACCTAATTGCTCCTCTCTTCCACTTAGATGGTGGTGTGCTACTGAATTGTAGCCGATCCACCTTGAACATGGCCCCGCCACGCGGAATCGGTGACTGACCATACTGACCAGCATAATACGTCTCTCCCTTTGCCTCTGCCTCTTCTAGAACGCCTTTGTTCTGTCTTACTGCATCAAATAGTCCGTTATGGTCATAATAATTCTTGCACTCCTCTGGCTTGATTTCCCAGGAGGTATCACAGGGAAAGCACAGATGGCGTATGCGACCACCACGTTCCAGCCAGTGGCCCGTGGGATCATCCTGATGCAGCCTCTGCATGACCATTGCAGTAGGCGTAATTGATTTGTCAACCTTGCGATCACCGAGAGTTTCAGTTATCCAGGTATTGGCTTCTAGAAGGACCAGATCCGACAAAGCACCTAAAGGGTCGATTGGATCGTCAATATCGATAAAATGAGCGTGATGGCCTGTAACGGAGCCGCCAACGCCAGTAGCGTAGCGGGAACCGCCACGGGTGTTGATAAAGTAGCCCTTGGTATTCTGATCTTCCCGTAGCTTGATTCCAGGGAATAGCCGGCAATACTTCTCGGAAATTACCACGTCGCGGGATTTACGAGAGTGATCCAGTGCCAGGCGTTCGGAGTAGCAGCCACTAATGAAGCGTGCTGAGGGCATCCTGGTCCACAGCCAGGGCTGCCACAGCACGCTGAATATGGAACTCTTCGAGGTCCCAGGCATGCAATTAGCTATCAGGTCGTATTCCTTGGGTTCCTCAAGGAATACCCTCTCCGACAATTTCTGCAACTCGTCACAGAAATATCGAATGTGCCAGTTGAGCTTTAGCTTCTCCTCCGAAATCAGAGGCCAGAAGTGCTTGAAGAAGGTAAAGTAACTGACCTGACACTGACTTGCTTCAAAGCGATCAGCGGACAGCATTCTTGACATTTACCTGCCTTATGTACGGATTGGTCTTTGTCTGGAGCATCAGCTCGTCAGGGCGGAAGATGTGCCCACCGCCGTGATCGAACTGAACGGCCATAGTTCCGTCCGGAAACTCCCAGACTACTCTTGCCCGCCCCAGGGGCGTGTAGATGCTTCTCTGATCAGCAGCCATTTGTACACCTCCTGGCTTCAAACGCCCTAAGTAGAATCTAGCATATTGACACTAGCCTTCCTTCCTTGGTTCGTTCCTCAGATGTTATTATACCGCCGAATGCCTTCGATGATCGCTGCTTTGATGATTTTCTGAGCATCCTTAGAAGAATCAAGGTCTGGATAGGACAGAAACCAGCTGCCCTTCTCCAGACGAATCATCACTCCGTACTTGCCCTCACCACAAACAGCAACAACGATCTGCTTGGCAATCTCATCCGCAGTATCGGTGGGCTCATCGATGACGGTCATCTTCTGATGGGCCAGGAGTTCCTTGACAGTGGTTGGCACCGGCACGCTGGTAACAGGAACATCTCCCTCTGGAGTCTTCAGAACGTAGGTACGAAGCCTATCATTCTTCATCGAAGTGGTTTCGACCCTATCCGGGTCGGCAACCTTAACCTGAGTTGGAATCAGCGGCTCGCCATTGTCGAAAATAAGCCCCCTGGTATAGAGGGCCGGCGGCTCATCAATCTTCAGAACCAGAGTCAGCTGGTTGATCAAAGCATCCTCCGGCAGACCAGCCATCCGGCACAGCTGCTTCATGAGAGGCAGAGAGTCTATCTGGATTTCTGTTGTGGTCTTCTGGATCGCCTCATTGTTCCTCCGATTGAAATTTTGAAGGGCTTCTTCGACCGCATCAGCTCTCGGACCTGGAGTCGGAGCGATTGAATCAATAGAGGCAAAATAGTCTGCCATACTAGCCCGAAGAGCCTTCCTGGTCCTTTCCAGTTCACCCATCTTGTTGTCGTAGACTTCATAAAACAGTGGATTGTACTTGCCGTCCACGACAATCTTGTCAAAAGGTGGCATGTTCCACATCAGAATACGGCGGCCATCAGTGAGGTTGAAAGTTCTCTCCTCAATCTTCCTGCCGTCCACCTCCATCATATAAGGATCGGGAATCGTCTTCTCCTCGGCAGTGCCCTGGAGAAAGTGAAAGCCACCATCCGTAACTGCATCTGAAGGTGGAAATCCCTCGCCCAGGGTGACTTGAACTCCACTAATTGTAACTTTCTCGTTCATTGATTTTCTCCTTTGATGCCTTTTGAGTGTGCCGATCTGAAACGTAACGACGTTGGGCTTTTCTATCCATTCCTCATCTTCAGACATTGGAAATCTCCCTGGTGATGGTTTCGACCACGTCCAGCCGTTTAGGGCCTTTGCTGGTCTGCTGAAGTTCCCTCAATCGAATAGCCTCCAGAAGATCCGCTCTGGTCTCCTCCTTCATGAAAGGAGCCACCTCCAGTAAGTCTACCACCCCGTGCATCACTGTACCAGCGACGTTATGATCAACACGAGCCTTGATCCCGTAGCCACGCTCCGCATTGAAGGTCTTACTGGCAAAGACAACAGCTCCCGGCTCCCCAGCCTCCACCAGCCCAATCAAGGCACTCTCAAAGAAATTCCCCTTGTGCCACTCCACCTCATCGACCAGCTCAGCAAAATCCACATCATGAAGCAGCCAGTTATCAAACTCCCTCTTGGTGACGTTTACCTTGGCCAACGCCCTAGTGCAGGAAAACCGGCAGGTAGACAGGGCATGGAGAAAAAGCTGCTGCCTGACTGCCTTACCATGATCCTGTAATATCATCTCAATCTTGGCCGCTCCTCCCTTCTGCTTATCCCATCTGTCGATCTTCTTCCATATCTCCTGCAACTCAGGCGTCAACCGGGAATAGATCCACTGCGGTAGCATATCCTCCTCACTTCGCTCCT